CTATGAGCATATCTAGCTTATCAGTACCAATACTTAATTTGTCAGCCACGATGCCTGTAAATGCAAAGCCAGCCATTGCAGAAATACCACCGGCAATAAAGACCGATGCAATCTTACCCTTTTCTTGTAACTTCTCAGGAGTCCAAAACATTGCTAGACTTAGACCACCAAATAAACCACCTAATGCTGGTGCTAGTTTCTCAATCAGGAATCCTTCTGGCATCATTTCTTATTCCAAAGTTCAAACAGAGTCTTAACTTTTTCTTCGAGTACGGCTACCTTATTATCCATTTTGGCGAGGACAATAACTAGCGTTACAAACCCTACGAGTAGAGGCCATATTTTTGCTAGGATGTCTATTGTATCCATCATTTTTTAGCTTTATTACGAGCTGTGATATTTCTTGCTTTTTCTTTGGCATCAGCCTTGGAACTTGCACCCCAAGCATTAAGACTTAAAAGAAGTCTAGTAGGTTTACCATCTTTGTATTCTGGGCCATCATTACCACCCATACGAGCCAAGAAACTTGCCCTACGAGGATTATCACCAGACTTCACAGGTGGCTTTAAGTTCATGCCTTCTGCCTTCGCAGATGCCCTACCTTTAGCGTTTAATCCACCCTTCGGATTCTGTCCTTCTTTTCTAGCATAAGCAGGAGTTTTCATCTAAACCTCGCAATCTTAGCTTCAATCTTTTTCGGTTGTTTAACAAACTGTTTACCTTGCTTTGTGCCTTCTCGCTTGGCTCTAGTAGTCGATGCGTACTCAGCACTTGTAAGGGCTTTGATAGCCTTCTCAGGTAGATACCTTTCACCAGTCTGGGATGATGGCTTACCACTCTTAGTAGTCCACTTCTGAGATGTCCAATCTTTGAGGCTTTTCTGAGGTGCTTTCATTTATAACCACCACCTTTTTTCTTGTATTCAACAGCTAATAGTTGTGCCTTGCGAGCTGACCATTCGCCAGGATCACCACCCTTAGTACCTGCTTTAATCTTCTCAAACAAGGCTTTTCGCATTGTTGGCTTTGTGTAATTCCCAGAGGCATTAACTTTAGATTTCATTTGGCAGTAAACCAATGTGCAAAGAACCCTACAAAAGAGCTAAGTGCTGAAACAATAATCATCCCAGCCCATAAGCCACCCTTAGAACGCTCTGCCATAGCTAATAGTTTTTTAACATCAGCTCGCAATTCAGCGACCTCTTGCTCCATAGTCTCCATCTTTTGCCACATAACACCAACTTTTATAGGGTCTATCTCTGCCATATTAACTTTCTAAAGAATCCTTCAGTTTCTTAATAAAATGCTCTTTACCACCATTTAACTGTATTAATTGAAATTGCGTACTACCAATCTTTTGATCTAAATTGACACAATGAGAAAATAATTCTTGTTGTTCAAGTGTTAAATCTTCGTAATCGTAAACTACATCATCTACTGTTATTTGAGTTTTTTTCTTGTCTTGACTCATTTAATACTCCTTTTAGTTAAAAAATCTTACCAAGGCACTCCAGTTGCACTTACAGGATTCTTTAATGCCTCAATCTGTTGTGCTAATGATGCCTCTGTTGCATCTTTGTCTACTCCACTAGCCCATATCCAATCTAATACTTCTGCCATTGTTACATTAGCATAAGGTACGCTAGGTGTGCCATTAGACCATCCACAAGTTGCGTAAGTAGATGTTGAGTATTCGCCATCGACTGCTAAAGCAGTCCAATGAGCAGTTGTTATAAAGCCATTTGATACTTCATAGTTTGTCTGTGATACATTCCATGTGTATGTAATCATGGTGTTACTCTTTCTGTTTGTTGTGCTTGATATGCACTAATGACAGATGGTGTCCACACTACATTACAAATGTCTTGAACATTCTGTGGTTGTGCAGATACATCACTAGCTGGTGTAAAAGATGAACGGTGATATGTTTTACTTAATTCTTTACCATCTTCCATAATCTTTGTTGCCTCACGAACTAATACAATACCATTTTCTGTTACTGTAATTTGATCAACTGCTATTTCTTTAGTTAATGCCATTTTAATTCCCCTTTTTAAGAATCCACTTAATTTGTTTGTTTATAAAATATTTAATTAGCTGAAAAATAAGAAAAATTAATTCTAGGATTCCAATTTGCTGCAACAGTTGATGCAGCTTGACGAACTGTTATAGCTGTTTCACCTTCTCCTATTGTTGCTGGTATTACTGTAAAAGGTGATCCACCTAGAATTAAGCTACAACCTGAAGTACCGCTTTCTTGCGTAAGATTTGCACAAGTAAAAGGCAATCCTTGTATGGAATAAGTTGTTCCAACAGGTGAACTAACAGATGCAACGACAATTTCACCAGTAACCATAACAAGCCTACCAATTTTGGTATAAGCCATTGTTTGATATGCACTATCCATTGTAATAGTACCTGAAGTGCTAGGAGCCATCGTAACTGTAAAAGTACCTTCTTCATAGTCATCTAGTGTATTAGCATCAGATTGTGCTGATTGTGTTGCTGGAAATGAAATACCTTTAGATACTTGTACATCACCAGCATTTGATCTAGTTGTTGTAGTACCCACTAATAAATTACCACTAGAGTCTATACGCACAACTTCTGTTCCTGCACTTAAAAAACGAAATGACCTTCCAGTGCCGTAAATATTAAACTTCATTGCTAAAAAATTGTGGTCAACTTCAATAGTTCCATTATTTGAGGTACTATTTTCTGCATTGGCAAAATACAAAGCACCAGTAGATGCTGTGCCACTACGGATTGTCATTCCGTTATCGCCAGAGGAGGCAAGTACCAAAGTTCTTGCACCTGAGGCATATGAACTAGGGCTACTAGTACCTATGCCTACATTACCACTAGAGTCTATACGCATCTTTTCTGAGTTACTTATAGCAAAACTAAGCAATGTAGGTGCAAAAGATACCATTGTGTTTTGTGAACCATCAAGCAAATTAAAATTGTTGCCACTACCTGTTTGCAAATAAGTATTGTTATCTGATGTTCTACTAAATAATGTTGCTGTTCCTGCCGATGGAAGTGTAGTCCCACCAAGAACTAATCTAGGTGTTGTTAATGAAGTTCCATCATAAGTAAGTGTTGAACTATCACTTAATAATCCACTAGCACCTGCAAATGTTACTCGACCACTTGTTAATCCTGCGTTTGTAATGGATGTTGATGCGTTTATAGTAGTAAATGAACCTGCTGCTGCCGTATTAGCACCAACAATACCATCAAAATTAGTTGAGTTGATTCTGCCACTTACTCCTAAACCACCTGTAATTACAGTAGTTCCTGTAGTGGTAGATGTACTTGCAGTATTGGCAGTAAAAGTAGTTGCACCATTACTTGTTAGAGTAGTAAATGCACCTGTAGAAGCTGTTGTAGCACCTACTGTGCCATTGTATGAACTTGCTGTAATTGCTGCGCCTGTAATCGTTCCACCAGTTATCTTTGGTGTAGTCATCGTATATGTGCCATCACGAACACCATCACCAACATCCCTGATCTGTGCCATCATATCTCGCATCGTATCATTGACTGCCGATGGTAACATTCCCTCTGGTGCGCCATCAGGAGGTGCTGCTGTATTATTAGCAGGTGTTAATGAGTATTTAGTATATGCCATGATTATCCTTTAATCTAAAAGCGATGGGGTAGTGCCTACAACTCCTGCACCTACTGATTGTCTTATTGCTTGTTGTTTTAAATACTCATCTAAGAGTCCTAATCTCTGAACCATATTAGCTTGCATTGCAGGATTAGTTGAGAATAATTCAGGTGCAATTGTTTCTGCTGATCTTTGTCCTGGGCCTGTTGCTGATCGTAATAGATAATCTAATCCACCTCGCACAATGCCTTTCTGTCCCATCTGAGGCACTAGTTCAGTAGCACCTTCAAACTCTGCCTGTGCAACCTGTCTTGGTTGTGTCTGGCTACTTCCTAATAGTCTGACATCTGTAGACCTCATAGTAGACTCTCGCTTTAACTGCGACTCTAAAGTATTGAAAGCATCCTCACCAATTAATACCTTAATCTGATCTCTCTTTTCAGGTGCGCCAAATGTTCTCTTAACTATGTCGATTCCATCATTACCCGAATTAATCTTAGTACGAATTGCATCATAAGCACCGATAGCAAAGCCATCTTTTTCACTTGCACCTAGACCATCGTACATTTTTTTAAGTTGTCTAGCATCAGTTTCAAAGAATTTCTTACCATCTTCAATCGCCTCATAGACTTGTGTTGGCCCAGCAAATGCTTGTCGTGCCTGTTTATATTCTACAGGTGCTTGATTATCTACATTCGTCATAAAGACATTGCGTAACTTCTTAATTGAGTCTACTTCTGTTTTTTCTAATCCTGATGTAGGAAGTTTACTAAAATTAATCTCAGCATCAATACCACGCTTAATAAAATTGATGGTTTCTAAATCAAACACATTTCCTTCATCTTTTAAGTCTGGTAATGCTTTACCAATAATATTACCTTCAGCATCTACTTCTCTTTGTGCTAATCTATTTGCTCGGTCATACGCACGAATAAACGCTGGATCTTGCATGAGTTGATCAATTTGTGCGCCACCAATCAATGCACCTTTTTCAAAGGCAGTCTTATATAAAGGACTTGCAGCAGCATTACGAGCAATAATTAAGTCATCTGCCAATTTAACTGGATCAGCATTAATCTTGAAAGCATCTTGGAAATCAGTCAATATACGATTAGCTGCACCTGTCTTGCGCTCCTCAACCATCTTTTCAGCAACCGCCCTAGCACCAGGGTATCCTGCAACAGTCTCACCAAGTTGTTTAGTAGCCTTACCACCAAACTCTAGGATTGTCTCAGGCTTATAACCATTAGTACGAATCGTATCCATCGCACTCCTAATATCACTCAAACTCATGCCATCTCGTTGCAATGCTTGAATAATCTTAGTATCAGCCCTTCGTTGAATCGCATCTTCACCTAGATTAAAATACTCTGCTGTCTTACCTGTAATCGACTTAACAATAGGTATATCTTTAGTTGCATCAACAATATTTTTAGCTGCTGTATTAATCCCTGTTTTATCAACCACAGTTCCTAGTACAGATCCACCTAATTTAATTCCACCTAAAGCTGCTGGCCCTAATACTGCACCAGTAACTGCACCTTCCATTGCGCCTTTTTGTCGTTCACCTTCACTTGCAGTACCAGCACCTGTAATTGATCCTGATGCACCACCGACTGCTGATGCACCACCAAAAGCTTTGAGTGTTGTAGGAATCTTAGCCATGAGATTAGCAGCTTGTGGAATCCTAGATGCAATATTGGCTGCACCAAATCCACCTAGCAAGGCAGTAGGAATACTACCAGCTATTTCAGATGCTAGAGCTTGTGTAGGATTCTGTCTTTCAAATTCTTCTTTACTAAAACGCAATGCTGCAACATTCTGCTCATAAGGAGTCTTAGTTAATAAAGATTTAACTGTTGCCTCAAACTCATCACCAAATCCCATTGTAAGACCTTGTATACCAGCCTTGATGTTTCCATAACTTGCTTTTGTACCTTTTGCCTTCGTGTAATTCTCTGCTGCGCTCTTAAATTGTGTTGATGTATAACCTTCTGCACTTAGATATTGATTGATTTCATTTGGCTTAACATTTGGATTAGCCATCAACTTATCGACATTACGCAGAACCTTCTCAAATTTTTCGTAAGCCATTATTCTAGCTCCTGCTCTTGTTTAAATTTCTTTAAATTAAATTCATTTACTTTTGCTCTAGCCCTATCTATTGATTTTGCTGCTGGCCCTGCTTGTTCACGAGCCAATGCCACTAACCTTTCAAATCGAACTTGTTTGTCTGCAATAGTTGCAGCATCATTACCAATTTGAGGAAAATATGATTTAGCGTAACCTTTTAATTGCTCATTTGTATATGCAGCACCAGTACCTAGTGTTAATGCTGCATCAAGAGCATCAAGTTGCGCTGCTTCTGCTTTGGCTCGGTCTGAACTTGTAAGTTTACTAGCTAAAATATCAAGTCCTGGTAAGAATGATGCTGACTGTAACAAAGCTGGCCCAAGTTCTGGTGTTTGCGCTGCCGGTGATAATTTACTTAAATCGCTTAATGCACCTTCAAGCCTACCTGCTAAAACTGCTGCTTTTCTCATGCCTTCTGTTGGCTCTTTGCCTTCGGCTGCTTTTGCAGCTCTATCACTAGCAGCTATTCTTTCTCTGCTTAACCTATCTGCACGACTTTCTAGTTGTTGATTAAATCCAGCTTGCATAGTAGCCAATGCAGGAGTAAGCCTATCAACCTGATCTTCAGTAATCCTACCTGATTTAAACCCTTGATCAAACTGTTGTGCTTGTATTCTTACTTCTGGACTTTGAGATGTAAGATATGGTGTAAATGGACTTGGTGCTTCTGCCTCGCCTACTGGTCTGCCTAATCCTGATTGTCTTACATCTTTTTGACCTTGTGCATAGTCTTTAACTAAACCAAACTCACCAAGATTTCTTAATGCCTCAATTTTCTTTAATGGATCTTCTATAGCCAAAGCCTGTGCTAATTGTTGTTGTTTTAATTCCTTAGTCCTAATATCTTTAAACTGTTGTTCTCGTAATAACCTTTTATCTTGCAAATCAGATAACTGACCTTGTGCCAATATCTGCCTTAATTGATTATCAAAACTAGATTGATAGCCACCAAGACCAGCTCCTAATGCGCTACCTAATGCCTGACCTGTGCTGATTGGTCTATTTGTTTTCCCTGATGCAGCAAGCAAAGCTATTGCTGCATTAAGACCTGCGCTTGTCAAAGCATTCGTTTGAGATTGCTCAGACTGTTGAGGAGTCATAAATTGTGAATAATCTGGTTGTCCACCAAATAACTGAGATAAAAAATCTTGTGCCATGTTTTATCCTAACAATGATCTTCGTTGAGGTGATTGCATTTGTAGTAAACCTAGTATTCCAGAGTAGTCTACTTGACCTGATGGCATACGAGTTCCTCTAAATTGTGTTGCCGATGATGCTGCTTGTTCTTGACCTGAACCTAAAAGACTCTTAGCTAGACTTAATCCTCTAAGAGCTTGCATTGGACTTATACTAAAACCACTAGTACCTGTAGAATCTAATTTAGCCAAATCTTCAGATGTCATACCAGCAAATTCATTACCTGCTGGTGTATAAATTCCTGTAGAGTCTAACCTAGCCAAATCTTCAGAAGTCATACCTGCGAACTCATTGCCAGATGGGGTATACATACCAGTAGAATCCAAACTAGCCAAATCTGTAGGACTCATCCCTGCGAACTCATTACCTGCTGGCACAAAATTATCTACTAATGGTGCTTCAATTGAACCAAACGGTTCTCCTGTAGTTGGGTCTATTAATTGTGCATCATAGGGTTGTACAAATACAGGAGCATCAACTGGGCTTGTAAAAGCATCAAACTGTGTACCTGTCTCTACTGCTTCCCTTGTTAATCGGTCTATTTCAGATGCAGTTAATCCAGCATCAGCAAATGAATTAATTAAACCAGTTGCGTCTAAACTTGCTAAATCTGCAGAAGTCATGCCAGCAAACTCGTTTCCTCCTGGTACTGCATCTGCACCTAAAGATCCTGATCCATAAGATAACGCTGCGCTTGTTGCTAATGCTAAAGGATCAATATTTCCAGTTAGTGCTTGTTTAATAGCATTTATTCCTGTATTTAATGCTACATTACTTCCCACAGTTCCTAGAGTTGTAGCACCAGCTATTGCCTCTGCAATACCAGGGAAAGCAAGACCTGTCATTGATAAAAGACCACCTGCTACATTTCTATAAAAGTTTGCGCTACTATTTGCTTTACTTTGATATTGAGACTGTTCTTCACTAGTTATAGGATTGACAAATCCACTTGCATCAGTAGATACATAATTATTAAAAAATCCACTTGAATTAGGATCATCGGCAGCTATATTAAAAATACCTTTTGCTTCATCTATAGCTTTGACTTGCTGTATTGTTTGACCTGTTCGTGCATCCTTTAATTCATAACCTGTCATTAATGCTCTAGGTTCACCTTCTGCTTGGAATGTATCCACTTCATAATTTACAGGCACTATTACTAGTTGACCAGTATTGATTTGATCTAATATTCTTTTTTGATTTTCATTACCCTCATTAAAAGTATTTACTCCTGTGGCAATAGGAGTTTCTCTTGCTTGAATAAAATTACTTGGGTCTGCATAATAAGCATTTTTTAATTCTTGATCTCGACTTACAAACCTTTTAGCATAAGATGGTGCTTCTGCATCTCCTATTTGATAATCTTCTTCTGTACCATAAACATCGTCAATATATCTTTTTTCTATTACAGGAGCTTCAGCATCTCCTCTTGCGATATATTCAAATGCGCCACCTTCATCACGAGAATATCCACTTAAATCTTGTTTAAAGTAATTTCTTTCTGCTGCAAGTCGGGCTAAAACTTCTTCTATTGTCATTTTTTTACCTTAGTTTTATCCAAAGAAACCGCCACCTAATAATCCACCTAGACCTGCACCAGCAGCACCTCCAGCACCACCATAACCAAACATATTTCCTAGTGCATAACCACCTAAACCGCCTGCTATAGCACCACCTAATCCACCGGCAGCTCTATTTTGATATACAGGAGTCTGTTGTGTTTGTGAACCATAGCCACCTAAAGGAGTACCATAAACACTTGATAGAAAGCCTTGTAACTGCTGATAAGGTAATTGCTGACCAAACTGGAATCTTGACATTTGTTCTTGTAAAGGTTGCGATGCTATTGCTTCTTGCTGTGATCCTACTGCAGCTAAAGTCTGCGATGGTAAGAATTGTTGCCCATAAATACTTGGTGCTTGTTGAGCTAATGCTGCCTGTGCTAGTTGCGCTCTCTCTTGTAAGCCTCGTTCAGCTTGATACTGACTACCTGCAATATTTGCAGTAACATCACCCAAAGAACGAGTATAGCCTTCTGTAGCTGATCCTAATGCTCTTTCCATCGAACCTGAACCTAATCGCCCAGACTTTGAATATAGACTTGAAATCCCTGGCAATACTTAATCACTAAAGGCTTGTTGTAATGGTCTAGTAGCTGCCTGTATCATCTTTTCTTGGTAAGGATTAGAGTTTAAAAAAGCACCCGATGCTGTTTGTCCTTGTTGTCCCATTGATGTTAAAAACGCTTGCTGTGATTGCTGTAAGAGAGGATTTGCTTGTCGAGCTAAAGCCTCCTGTTGAGCAAGAGCATCAGTCGTTGCAGCCGTTGGACTAACATAAGTCTGACCAGGGAAATAAGTCGGTTGTGTTCCTGTTAAGAATAGATTTTGCGCCCTTTCCAAACCTGTTTTAAGGTAAGGTAGTAATGCTGGATCTATTTCTGATTTACCTGTGGTTGTGACAATCTCAGCCATAATTTTTCCTTTATCCTACTATAATATATTGAAAAGTTAGGTCTGCATGACCTGTATTTCTATGTGTAATTGTTGCTGAACCATTTGTTTGTGCTGATATAAATAAATGATTCATCTCACTTGCAGAATTGCTTGAAGTCGGTGTAAACAGTATTACAGAGTCAATACCTATTCTTGCATCTGTTAGGGTAGTAGTTGTAGAACTTTGAGCAAGAGTGATTCTGCCAGTATTATTGGTTTTACCATCCATAATGCCATTAACGATCTCAGCGACTGCTCGCTGATCGCCACCAAAAGGAGGTAATCGTCTGTACATTATCGAGTCCCTAGTCCATTTAAGTCTATGTCCACCCCTACGACTGTAGTCCAGCTACCTGTTGGTGTTAATTGTAACCGATGATAGCGACCTACGCCACGAATACTTACTCGATTTTCTGAATCTGCAACAGTTTGCGAGCCAAATACAGTTGTTTCATTTAAAAGCCTTCTTGATAGTAATGCTACATTACCTGAGCCATTGTCCACGAGAGGCTTTGCCATCGTGATTGCTGAAGTTGCTCCTGGCACTTCTATATCACCTGTCTCAATAGTTCCTGTCATTGCATCACCTGAGAAAGTAACAATCTTAGTCTGGTCTACACCAGCAAACTGCATCTTGCCACCAAGCCATAAACGGCTATCAAAACTAGAATTAATCTGTTCTAAATTACCAAAAATGTCTAAACCTTCCAAAGTAAATGCTGGGGATGATGATGTAGCTACTCGATCCGCAGTAGTTAATCCACTAGACCATCGATTATTTTCATAGTTATATATAAGCAATTTATTGACTGTTGCTGATGAATTTGAGGCATATGCCCAAACTATCAACTTTCTAAATGGGTCTACAGCAGACGACATTAAAGGTAATAAGCCTTCGTCAATATCATCATAAAAGAACCTATTTACCTTTTCATTACCAATCGGGATGATCTTTTGACCATCACAAGCATAAAAGCCATCGTCTGATAAGAAGAATGTAGTACCGGCATACTGGATGATTGAGTTAGCTTCATAGCATCCTAAATTTCTACTAATATTATCAAACTGAAATATTAAAGGACTACCAATATAAGACATTCGGTGAATTGACCTATCTAAGAATACTAAACCAAACTCTCCACCAGATAAACCTACAACTGAGCCACCATCAGGAATATCTTGAAAATCTGCTTGTGTTGTCGCTGAAGTAGTCCATGAACTTTCATCGCCTAGAGCTGACCATTGCACTCGATTTGGATAATCAATGCCTGGATAACCTGATACTACAAAGTCTCGAACTACTGTTATATAACGAGATTGAGGCGCATCTGCTGCTATATCTTGAAATGTCGATGCTGAGTTTAGATTGAGTCCTTGTAATCTATTTCCACCATTCGCTGCCACAATAACATTACCAAATTGAGTAAATCTCCATCTCTGGTTTGTTGGTGTTGTGTAGGTGAAAACAACTGTGCCTGTATCCGCACCACTAGTAATATTTGTGCCTGTGTTGGCATAGGTAAAGGTTGTTGTAGTTGGTACAGACGCTATTGTAAAAGTGCCATTAACGCTCGTATTGGTGACCGCGGTAACAGTTACACTATCAGTTACAGAATACCCATGCGCTACTGAGGTCGTAATCGTTGTTATGTTTGTATTTCTTGCTACCGTTGTAATTGTTCGACTTGCCTTAGATACATTATCTAGAGATAAGTCTGTTGCATCTAGCTTAAATAGTTTAGTTGCACCACCTGCAAAAACTAATGTAGCATTATTAACTGTTTTACCAGCAACCACATTAGTTAAGTTTTCTGAGGCAGAACCCGAATAATTAACAGCCGACTGTATTGAGCCATATCCGATGGCCTTAGAAAATACATTTTCTGCTCGCTGAAGTCCATTTGTAGTGCCTGGTTGATCAGGAGTCCATTCGCCAAACGATATTCTACTTATTGCCATGTCTCAGTTCCATTCGTCTGATTTGTCCAAGTCGTACTCTCAATAGCTACTGCTGTCCAAGTTTCTGCTTTTGTAGTCTGGTTTGTCCATGTGGTACTTTCAATGCTTATTGCCGACCAAGTTTCTGCACCTACAGTCTCATCTACCCACTCATCGCCCATTACCCTACCATTACAGATAACTACAGCATTACCATTTATTACACCAATACCTGAGAAAACTGCATTGCCATTTACAACTACTAAAGCCTGACCATTTACAATAGCTTCAGCGTTATATTGCACCCCACCAAGGCATACAACCGTTGCTGTACCATCTATCTGTGCTGCGCTAGTGCGTGTCCTAATTGCTTCTGCAACAACCGTTCCTGTGCCTGTTATTGCGCCATCAGCAGTTCTTATTCGTATTGCATCTGAAACTACTGTACCTGTTCCATCAATGGATGCCTCACCATTGCGTATTGCAAAACCATTTGCTACTACATTCGCATTACCATCTATTGCACCATCACCATAAAGAACACAAGTATTTGGTGAGTTCCATATCGGATCATCAAAGCTAATTGTTATCTGTTCTAATGTTCCAAATAAATCAATGCTATCTATCGTAAATGGGCCACAATAATCGGCTGGCATTATGCAAGTGTTACTGTCAAACTACCTGAAGTTATCTTAAAAATATCGCCAGTATCAATCGTCTTTGATGTATTTAAAGGACTATGATAAAGAAGATTACCTGTTGTTAGTGCATCAAAAATACCAATATGAGTTACTGTGCCATACCCTGCCGTTGCCTGTGGATATGTAATATCAGCAGTTGTAGTTGATGCACCATTACTAGGCGCACCAAATGTCGCAGCTTGTCTGGCATAAGAGCCACCACTTACTTCTGTTCCTGTACCTGCGTCTGTTGGATCAGCAGTATGTAAACTAACATAGACAGCAGCAGGTGCAGTAAAAGTTGTCGCTCGTAATGTGCCATTGATTAGCGCATTTTCAAGATAATTTGAAATTTCAGACATATTAAATCCTTTTAAGTTATCTTCATTTGTAAGGGTATACCCGAATATTCACCACCTTGATCTGCATCAGAGATATTCTTAATTGCTCGATCATACAAGGTTGCCCATAATTGTGACCTAGCATCATTGATTAAATAAGGTTCTGCCTCTATCAATGAGGCATAAAGAAGTGCATCAGGATAGTTTGCTAGAAATACATTCGAGGCATTAGCAGTCGATAAGAATGTAGGTTTTGCATAGTACAGAATCTCTAATGTGTAGGCTGCATCTGGTATCGGTGCAAATTTAAACTCTGATGCTAGGATTGTATAGAATACAGGTAGTCCAATAATATCAGCCCTAGCCTCTCTTGAAAATGCACTAGGAGACATATAAGTCAATGGCCTTCTAGGATTACCTTGAATAAACAAATCACGAATTTCTAAAAAGTCTGTAGGCAAAGCAGTACGAGCATCGTTTGCGACTGTAGGAGCTGTTGCTGAATTTAACATCGGTCTGGTTCTTAACTCTCTACCTAATCGCAGTTCTGCAAAGCGAATAAAGTCAGGAATCTCTGTAGTTAAATCACTACGACCTAAGTAACTAGCGACTGATGCCTGTAAGTCAGAATAGTTTGTATAACTCATATTTTCTTCTCTATGTTATCCCACGAGTATGTGTATGCGCCAATATGCTTTATCTCCATTGATAACTCATGGTCTACCCAAGTAGTAATCCCAGCATCCCTAGCCTTTATACAAAAATATATATCTTCACCCATAATCTTATTATTAGGCAATTGCTCAAAGTAGAAATAAGGTTCTTCTAACTTAGCAATTACATCAGCCTTAATCATCATTACCCCACAACCTATCCCATCAACTTGACTAATCCCAGTCATTACATTGGAATAAATTGGTATAAATGAACAACTACCATCTTCTTCTATCTGTAAATTCTTTGCCGTTGGCTTAACTGGCTCACTTCGAGTAGTTGCATTAACCCCAATAATATCTTTATCATGTGCTAGTAAACGCATGATCGTATCCCTTGGAAAACGCATATCTGCATCTATAAACACAATATAATCACATTTTGCATCAATCGCTGTATGAACTAATTTGTTTCGTTGATCAAATATTAATGTGCCTGATGCTGTATAAATATCTAACTCATGGTCTGTAGCTTTACACATATAACCAACCATCGCTGCTAAATCAAATGCAGTCTGTACTTCCATCTGACCTCTTGCCGGTATGCATATTGCAAATCTCATACATTACCACCACGAGTTCTAAATACACGATTCTCAGGAGCATTTAACCACTTACTCAAAGCCTTTGGATCTGTAATGTAATAACCTCTCATAATACCTAATTTATTCAAATCTTCAATTATTAGGGGAGGCAATTCTGCTATCTTATTTCTTCGATCAAGAGGCTTATCACCCCAATTTGTCTTACCGCTATTATCATTAAACTGTCGCTTAGTATGTTCTGCAAAATCACCCATTTCTGTTTCTGCATGAATAATAATGCCACCCTCACCATCAGCATGAGCTGTTCTGGTTATGCCATTCATACTTCCTAAATTACCTCGTTTACCTAACATTTGTTCTCCAAAAATAGGAGTAGGTTTCCCTACCCCTAAGTCTTAATTAACTCAAGTCGAATACACCACCATGAGCTGCTTCATTACGCACTTCTAGGGTTAATTCTGCCAAGATTTGTGTCTTGTCATTATCACCTGATTTTGCGAGTTCATTTGTTTGGAATGGTCGCAAATAAGCCAATGCTGCATACTCTGGATCGAGTATGAGTGCATCACGAGTACGCATGAAACGATTTGGAACAATCTGTAATACACCAAAGTCAGACTGATACAAATCAGCACCAGCTAGGATAGTTGCCTGTCCATTAGTAGGTACTTGATAACGCTGTGCAGACAAACCAGTAAAGCCTGATACAACTTGCTTCTGTGCAGGACTTACAAACAAAGCTGCTGGAGTACCACCGCTAACGAATACTTTAGCGATAACATCTTTTAGCAATGTTTCTGTAAATGTCCTA